AATGACCGATTTGACCCGGAAAAGAATCGTAACAAAGTTCTGTTTAATGCAGACCGTCCTTTACAACAATCGGAGTTAAACGAGATTCAGTCTATTGCTGAATACAACAACCGCCAATTAGGAGACAGTATCTTTGCTGATGGAGATATTCAAACAGGTATGTCTTTTTCTGTTGCAGACGGAAACATTACAGTAGAAGATGGACTAGTTTATCTTGCTGGACGAGTTCGTAAATTCAAGAAACAAACAATTCCTTTCTCAGGTACAGGTACAGAAGAAATCGGTATCGTAGTAGACCAAAAGATTGTCACAGCTAACGATGACCCTACATTACTTGACCAAACACAAGGAGTAGATAGTTTCCTTTCTGCAGGTGCAGATCGTTTAGAAGAAACAGTTAAACTTACAAATAATGATGAAAGCGCACCAACAATCTACAAATTTGTTGACGGGAGCTTATTTGTACAGCCAGATCGTCCAGAATTTTCTATGATTAACGATGTGCTAGCGCAACGTACGTATGAAGAATCTGGTTCGTACCAAGTAAGTGGGTTTAAAATGTGGACGGAGAAAAGCCAAGACAATACAAAACTTGACTTGGTTATTGACCGAGGGACTGCTTATGTATTAGGCTACCGTATTAACAAACCTACGTCAAGCCGTATCCCTCTTCGTAAGTCTCAAGACTTTAAGACAGTAGCTCAGGAGACTCACACGTACGATACAGCGGTTCGAAAGAACACAGTAGGCAGCGTGTCTGTTAAGGCTATTAATCAGGTTATCGCTCGTGTACAATCTCCAGCAGGCGGTATCACTGTCTCTAAAGGAACAGCAGACGGACGAGATGCTTTACCAGCTCAGTATACTAGCTTAGACCCTAGTACAGTAGTTGTATGGACTACAAGCCCAGAAAAATACTACGAGTACAATAAAGATTACAAGATCATCGAAGACAGTGGTGTTCAGTACGTAGACTGGAATACAGGGCTTAATGGAACAGAACCTACTACAGGTACTTCATACAAAATTTCATTCGAGTATGACCGTGTAATGCAGCCTAACGTAGACTACAAAGTTGTGACAACTCCTGAAGAGGATACACCTTTCTGGTCAACGGATATCGACTTTAACGGTATGACAGGACTTAAGCCAAAGGATAAAGGGATTATTCGTATCGCGTACGATTACTACTTAGCTCGTGCAGATGTTATTACACTTAACAGCAATGGTGAGTTTACAGTAATCGAAGGACAACCAGACCGTACGAATGCTGCCCAGCCCCCTCTTCATGAAGACCCGTTAACACTTAAAGTCGGTGAGGTATTCATTTATCCTAATGCAGACGAAGGACTAGCAGTTAACAACGGTATTGTACGTTTAACAATGACACAGCTAGTTAACATAAAAGAACGTCTAGAAAACGTAGAGTATAACCAAGCGATTGAAGCTCTAGAAAATAAAGCTATCGTTTCGGATGACCCATTAAATCTACGTGGAGTATTTGCAGACGGATTTGTAGACTTCTCTCGTATGGACTTAAACACTTCTTCAGTGGCTATGTCTTTTGATGATGCAAGTATTACATTACAAGTTAACGCTCCTGCAGATCAAATGCGTTCTCCATCTCTATCAGTAAGTGATTCAGTAGCTCATAGCTGGGGACGATTAGTAACAGCCCCTTATACAGAGATTAAAGAGATTTCACAGCCGCTTGCTTCTGAAGCAATGAACGTGAACCCCTACTCTGTGTATAACAAACTAGGTGCTCTAGCATTAACACCGGGAGCAGATAACTGGATTGAGCAAGCAAAGATCACAGTTAACAAAGAGACTACTCAAACAGTTCGTATGGATAGATGGTGGGCTCACGGAAGACAAACATCTGTTACAAAGAGCTTACAGAATCTTGTAAAGAATTTAGACCTTGACGGTAACCAGAGCTGGGATATGGGGCTAGGCTACCAATACGATCTTAAGAATGGACGTTCCGGTACTCTAACAGATGTTGCTACAACAGTACGTAACACAGCTATTGAGTTTATCCGAGTACGAGAAATTTCATTCTCAGCGTCTAACTTGCAGCCTATGTCAAACAACTTGTACCTGACATTTGATGGAATCCGAGTAGCGGTTACACCTACAGGCTCTACAGTTAAAGGTACTGAAGCAGGAACAATCATGTCGGATGCATCTGGTAAAGTTTCAGGTAAGTTCACAATTCCAGCTGGTGTTCGTACAGGTACTCGTGAAGTTGTTTTACAGAACGCTACAAACATGGCTATTGCTACGTATACAGCACAAGGTACACTGAAGACAACAGAGGAAGTTATTACTAAGACTCGTGTAACAGTGAACCTGTATGACCCATTAGCGCAGTCATTTGTATTCCCACAAGATCGTGTTGTAACTTCATTTGACGCTTACTTTGCTTCTAAGTCTAGCACAGATAACGTCATTGTACAAGTACGTGGGCTATCTGAAGGTGGGTTCCCGAACCAGACTGTATACGCAGAACGCGTACTGACTCCAGCGCAGATCAAGACATCTTCTAATGCTTCTGTAGCAACGAAGATCGCACTGGATGACCCGTTAATGTGTAAAGCTGGTCAGTCATATTGCTTAGTGTTCATCACAGATAGTAACCAGTACACAATGTGGGTTGCTACTCTAGGGCAGAATCGAATTGATGCACCTTCTCAAAAGGTAGTTTCTCAGCCTTATACAAACGGTGTATTATTCAGTTCATCAAATGCTCGTACATGGACTGTACACCAAGAATCAGATTTAAAATTCAGTGTGTACACAGCTCAGTTCCAAGAGAATGCTATTGTAGAATTTAACCCTATGGCAGACCTAAACTCTGATATGCTTCTACTTATGGCTACGTACTTAACACCAGATAACACAGGGTGTACGTGGGAGATTAAGACAGTAGCTCAGTCAGACGTAGGTTCTGTATCTATCGATAGTGTACCTTGGCAGCCGCTGTCAAACTATATTGAGCAGACAGCAGCAGGTTCTGTAATCGGACTAGTTAAGCTTCGTGCAACATTTAAAGCTAACCGTTACATTTCTCCAATGCTAACACTAGAGGATTTAATGTTTGTCAACTTTATCTCTGAAACAGCTGGAGATTATGTGTCATTAAACATTGACTCTACAGATGCACCGTTTAACACGCTTACACTGTCATATGACTCTACAGAGCCAACAGGTACGAAGATCACACCTAAGTACTCTTTAGATGGTGGAACAACGTGGAAGACGTTTACAGCAACGGATGTAGTGACAAAACAATCTGCAGAGTATAGCCGACACACATTCACTGAAAAAGTCTCTACTGGATTAAGCACTCAGCTGAAAGTGAAGTTAGAGCTACGAGCAGATAACCGTTTTGTACGACCTCGTGCTAGACGATTAACAGCAGTATTCAAAAACGAAGTATAAGGAGTGAGATAGATGCCATTAGAGCAACGTGACCCGCACTCTAAGGCTCGACTCTTTATCCCTACTAACCGTGAGCGCTCTCTGGTAGAGACTCAGAGAAAGCTCCAAGAGGGGTTAAATGACGTTGAGAAGCTGAAGAACGAACTGAAAGAAATGTTAAATAAAGCTAAGGATAGCTAATTAGTTTAGCTATATTATAAGGGGAGAGAAATCTCCCTTATTTTTATATAAAAGATTGGAGGAAAGATAATGGAAAACAGACCCTTAGATCGGGATAACATGTATGCTAACCTAGTAGACCCTACAGGGAAAATTATAGAATCATTAGTAGATATAACTACTAGACTACCAATTATTGAGGGCATATTAGAGGCGCTTAAAGGAGGAGCTGTCGAGCAGTCGATTGATGATTTTCCGAGGGTTACACCAGAGAGCGATGATACAGGTAGGCTAAAAAGAGCAATTAAGTCTATCGTAGACTCAGGAGTACGTGGAGTTCTCAACCTTAAAGGAAAAAAGTTAGTCATCTCTTCTAGGGTGGATATTGACGTATCCTATGTCAGTCTTAATGGGGGTGGAGCTATCATTAGTGCTGCAGCCTTAACTAGCGGAACAGCATTGTACATTACTGGAACTAAGCTAGAAAATAACATTCCAGCATTAGCTCAGGCTACAGGTTTCTTAGCTAACTTCTCATTAGAGGGTGACACAACAGCGTCACGAGGTAAAGTAGGTACAGTAGGTATCGAGATGAACAGTGCTACAGGGGCAGGTCCTTCTAATATTAAATTCTACAATATGGGCGCTCACCATTTTGAGACAGACATCACATTCAAGAACCATGCGTACATTATTGATTTCTTTGGTTGTAACTTTTCAAAAGCTAAAGTAGGTATTCATACTCCTTCAGGATTTACAGACTACGGTGAACGTATGACTTTTGTAGGCTGTACTATCGCTAACTGTGATACATTGGTCAAAGGAGAAAACCCAGACGGAAGTTTACACTTCACAGGTTGTTCATTTGATTACCCTACAGGTAAGTTTTTCGAGATCAATGGAACACAGGCATTTTTACACGGTTGTCACATTGAAGGTGCGGGGGATAAAGTAGGCGCAGCCCCTATTACACTGTCCGGTAACGGTGCAACATTTATCATGAACGGTGGTAAGTTTATGTTTAACTCGACAACACCGGGTTATGCTAATGTGTTTAACATCCAAGCTAGTACTTCTGAAGAAAAAGGTGGAGGAGTATACCTAGACGGGGTGTTCCTGTTCAACCTCAACCCTACGACAGGATTCTTAGCTACAGGTAGCGGACATATCTCTGTTAAAAACTGGTTCAGCTACGATACTTCACAAAACTATGCATTTCTATCTGCTGCTCGAAATAACTTAATTGACGGTGGATTCGAAATGGCGAGTATTGTAGATAACTGGTTTATCTTCCAAGATGCTGCTGCAGTTACAGATAAGTTCACAGGAACTAACATAGCTTTATCATTAGCAACAGACCAGTTTAAAGCAGGAACTAAATCGTTAAAGGTTGCTAAGACTGCTGTAGGAGGTAGTCCCGCTCAGTTTGCTCTAGCGGTACCGGTAAGTGGTGCTAATCGATACGGTGCTTCTATTAACTACAAGAAAGTAGGGACGGGGACGGGAAACATCTACGCTGACATGAGATGGGCTGTCGTGGAGAATAATGCTAGTGGTTTACCTACGATTAAGTACAACTCAGCAAGTATATCCGCTAAGACAATTACATTTGCTTCTGCAGATGTAAACTGGACGAACACGATCTGGTCTCCTAAACTTAGAAAACCAGCGTGGGCTACACATATGATTATCACGTTTAATATCTCTAATCTGTCAAATGGAACCACGTTCTATATTGACGATTGTTTAGTAAACGAGATGTAAGACATCCTTAGGGGTGTCTTTTTTTTGTCCTATTTTGAACCCTTGATACACATATGTTTCTGACCATTTACATAACTATTTTGTCCTATTTTATTATGGCTGCTCTGTATTATATTTTATATTTATTAATTAAATATTATTATATATAGCTATAGATATTAATTAAATATTATATATAAATTATAATACAGCAGATGTAAAATTTTAATAGGCACAAATAGTCAACTAAGTAGTGATAAATATAAGCCAGTCAACGGATTAAAATAAGACATATTGTTCGATTTATCTGTATGATTATGGTATAATAGAGGGGTACATACAGGATAAAGAGGAGGAAAAACGAACATATGATAATTAACGTTGGTACCATGTATACAACTGTCGATTTTGGAAATGACGTACTTCTCAAAGAGAAAGTACAAGAGATGGCACATAACCTACTAGGAATCAAAGAAGAAGGTGCGTTCTATTCACGAGCATTCAAATCAGGATTCTGGGATGGCATTACAGATTTTTACAACATGAAAGAGGACAAGTTCCATACAGGTCTACTTGACCAATTTCTAGAAGGTATGCGTACACTAGTCGAACATAACCCTAATATCAAGTACGAGGTAGTAGATGATCGCCCGCCTGCTTTAGTTAGCCCTAATGCGATTGACGAAGAGATTGTATTAGGCAATGGTGATGAAGACCCTATTACACTACGAGATTATCAATACAACTCTGTCAAAAGTGTTTTCCACGAACAAGTAGGAATTATCAACGTAGCCACGAATGGAGGGAAAACAGAAATTGCCTCTGGTGTTATTCAGCAGGTACTTCCTTACCTAAAGCGCGGTCAGCGTGTAGCGTTCTTTACTCACTCAAGAGAAATCTTTGGTCAGTCTGCAGAACGTATTGCAAAGCGTGTAGGGCTAAAAGTCCGGGATGTTGGGTTTATTGGTGACGGAAAGTTTGATATTAAAAATAAAAAGATTGTATTTGTCATGGTACCTACACTAGTATCTGCATTAAAAGACCCAAAGAAAGGAATCAAGTTTACACCAAAGGAACGTGTAATCAAAATGATTGCAGAGGAGATTGTTCCGAAGTTTAAGAATACTCAAAATACTAGACAACTAATCCGTAACTATATCAAAAACTGTAACCTGACTACAGCTGTCTGGTTAGACGTGGAGCAACACTTATCTTACGTGGCTTATGATAAAAAGTTCACAGACAAGTCCGCGCAGATGCATCTGAACAAATATGTGATAGAATTTAACAAGATCATGGAGAAGAAGAATAAAAAGAAATTCCAAAAGTACAACGAAACAAAAGAATTTTTAGAATCCGTTACAGTCATGATTGCCGATGAGGTACATCACTCAAAAGCAGATACGTGGTACACGTCTCTATCACTCTGTGAAAATGCCATTTACCGTGTAGGTTTAACCGGGACTGTAGACAAGAAAGATAAAATGGGTTGGCAAAGACTGCAAGCACTATTCAGTCAAGTTGTAGTACGGGTATCGAATGAGTACTTGATTGATAAAGGTATCTCTTCAAAACCAACCATTCGATTACTGCCTATTACTGAGCCCCGCAATATTGAACTGGCTAGTAACTTCTTGGAAGCGTACAAGCTAGGCATTGTGGAAAATGAATACCGCAATAAGATTATTGCAGACCTAGTTGAGTCTTACCATAAACGCAAGCCGGGAGGTATTCTAGTAAGCGTAAAAGAGATTGCACATGGGGACTATATCTTAGAAAATCTTCGGAACAGGGGATTAGAAGTTGAGTTTATTCATGGCGGGTCAGATGCAGACCACCGAGCTACACAGCTAAGCAGATTCTCTAAAGGGGAACTAAAGATTCTCATTGCAAGTACGATCATCGATGAAGGGGTCGATATGAAATCAATTGGCTGTATGGTGCTAGCTGCGGGAGGTAAATCCATGAGACAACAGCTACAGCGTATCGGTCGTGGACTCCGACTAAATGGCATTGATGGGAATAGCGTTATGGTATTCGACTTCTACGATCAGACAAACAAGTTCCTACTCAATCATTCGAAAGAACGGATTAAATTATTCTCTGAAGAAAAATTCGATGTGAAAACGCTCGGTAGCTAACGGGGACAGTAATGTCCCTATATTTTTATTTTAGCTATTGAATATTTTACAGAATGTGTTATAATGAAATCAAACCTGTATCAGGATAGGAGGAGCAGATGGATGGAATATGGTGTGTATTTAGAGACATCTGTTGTCAACCTGAAGCCTAATGTATTAGCTTTTTTAACAAAAATGGTGGACAAAGCCAAAGAAGTAAAAGATTTTGCCATTGCTTTTAAGAAAAAAGAGTTAGCAGAGTTAGGCGGAAAAGACAGCAGAACAGTATCTCGTTATTTAAAAGTGTTAGAGGAAAAAGAAATCATTCAAACAAAAGGTGTACGAGGACGAGCAGGTGGTACAGTGGTTATGTTTAACACTGACCTTATCCGATTCGACACTTCTGATAAAGCACTCATTAACGAAGAAGGGGTGAGCATTGACGATATCGCAAAGCGTAAGCTCCCTAAGAAAGAAAAGGAACCTAAAAAGAGTTCACGAAACAGACGAACAAAACAACAGATGCTACAAGACAAGTTACTTCGTGGAGAAAAACAAGCCAAGCTAGATGAAATGCATAGTAAACTGCATGATCTTGGTGGTGTCCCGAACTGGGAATGGTTTAAAGAAACAGATAACCCCGTAGGAAACTACCGCACATATTTATTATCCCGTTTATACAATCGTTATGCAGTACTATTTACAGACAGACATAATGCAGAAGTAAACGTGTATGGGGAAGGCTCACCAATCAAGCCGTTAACAAATGACTACGATTGCCTTCCAGCGGATTTCTATTGTTCTTCTAGATGGGTACAATTTGAAAAATTCCGCTTATTCTGTGAAGAGCAGAAGATAGAACCTGCTACATACTTATCAGCACAGTTTAATCGCTCTATCTTTACAGCTAATGGGAAGTCACAACAAAAAGCATTACCATTTATCAACGCACTTATGTCTGACGGAAGCTATGAAGCGTATAGACAATACTGTGATTACCAAAAACAAGTAAGTTATGCTTATGCTGCTTATGGTGAAATTCCGATTAAGTTCGGAGATGATGTAGTCGTACGAGCACTTGTTGAAGCGTATGATACAGCAGATGCTGGAGTAGGTTTATTACAGTACAAGCATGCAATCCAAGATTTCTTAACAGGAACTGGCTCAGGTGAAAAAGAAGTAGCATTAGTAAACTTCTACCGCATGACAGAAGACAACCTATTAAACAAAAATGTTTCATTTAAGACACGCAACACAATTAAGAAATTCCTTTTGACACAGTCAATGATTCTTACAGGTGGTATCTCTTCACTACCGGGTTACTACATCTTCGGTTCCGAGCATACTCAAGTTGTTTTAGGGTCAATCAAAAAGCTAGCTAATTCAGCTTACGAACAAACAACATTAGAGAAACGCGCATTAGGTTTACTCGCACTTCCTACAGCAGATGAAGATAAGCAAATGGAAGTAGGGGCTAGTTACCGCTACCAACTAGACGTGCTGGATGAAACACGCCAAGTATTAAACCTAATCATGGATAGAAAAGGATTGTATATCTCTCTAGCAGATTTACAAGAAGCATTCAAGGAGTACGGAAAAGAAATGATTCCACTTGATGATTACTCTGTACTAGACACAGATAAGATTGTCAAGTTCATTAGCAGTCAAGATGAGCAAGCCCAACCTGAAGAATATAACTACGATGAGATTGTAACAAAGCGTACGTACAAGGTTTACGGAGGAAATTCTGGAGCGGATTTAGAGAACACACTGCAGGACTTCATGAGGTCGTAGCATATGATTATGTTACAGACCTCTTTACAATCTAGGTAAGACATGCTATAATAGCCACTGTACACAAGGAGGAGGAACAGAAACATGTCAGTAAATCCGTTACAGCAACAGATTTTAAGAAAAGCTATAGAGTCCTCTATCTTCTCTAAAGAAATCCTTCCTAAAACTCCATCGTCCGTATTTGATGGTAATAAGGTTTATGAGGAGCTAGCAGGAATCCTTAAGCGATATTATCAAACAAGCAATACGGTTATTACAGAAGAAGCTTTTTTAACTTTAACACAAGATAAGCTAGATCGTATGAACAAGGACGCAGCTACGCAACAAGAATACTTTTCAGCAATCAGTGATCTTTACATAGTGCGTAACAGCGGTAATGACGATCTTATAGATGAAAAAATTGAGAAACATTTAAAGAAACACATGCAACTAGACTTATTGAAAAAAGCTGCTATGAACTTGGACAAGGATGAAGTCATGGAAAAGATGGCTGATGACTGGCGCGATATCATGATGCTAGATGTCAGTGGTAGAAATCAAGAGATTATCAATGTCCTAGACGATACTGAGTATAAGCGCAAAGCGTTATCTACTCTATATGAAAATACGATTCCAACAGGATTCCCAGCTGTAGATGCCTTGAACAGTGGAGGCTTAGCTAAAGGGGAGCTAGGAATTATCGTAGCCGCTTCTGGTACTGGTAAAACATTAGTATTGACGAATTTAGCTACTAACTATGTAAAGCTGAAATACAACGTTCTTTTTATTGCTCTTGAGGAATTGGAGAACAGAATGATTCTTAAATTTGAGCAGTCGATGCTTCGTGTATCTCGTAGCCAGATTCTGACAGGTGCCCGATTGAATGAAGAGAACTTTAACATGTACCAAACAGTTTACAAGAAAAATAGAGACAAGTTGGGTAACCTGTTCTTTGCACGATATTCTCCGAACACGATTACTCCTGCTAAAGTAGAGCAGCTTATCTCAGATGTAAAAATTAGACAAGGTATCGATATTGACGTTGTGTTAATCGATTACCCGGACTTACTTCGTAACCCAAAAGCTACAGGGAATGAAGCAGAAGATGGGGGCAGACTATTCGAAGAAATGCGAAGAATCGCACAAGACTTTAGTGTAGCTATGTGGACAGCTTCTCAGATGAACCGTACAGCTTACAATGCTTTAATCAGAACTGCGGAGCATATGGAGGGAGCACACCGTAAGAAGAATGCGGCAGAGCTTGTATTAGCAGTTAACCAGTTGCCTGAAGAGTATAGTGCAGGGTACATGCGACTATATGCGGATAAAGTGCGTAACCCACCTGAAGGACCTTATGATAGAATGATTGGTTTAAAGGTTGTGGGTAGTGCCCAGACTGTACGAGAGTATTCAAGTGAAGAAGAGAAGAGACAGCATATTGCTCTCCTAGAGGAAGCAGACAGTAGAGCGGAGCAATCATTCAAAGGAAAAAAGCGTGAAAAGAAAGGTGCTGCTCCTGATTACGGTGCAGAAATTAATAGCGCAATCAATAGAATGAGAGGGGAAGGACAATGAACAATAAAGACATATTTGATCTTATTGAGAAAACTTACGGGTACCCTAAACAAACTGAAGTACAGAAACATGTAGAGCGCTATGTACAAGACTTTTCGGAAAAGCATTTTCAGGAGCATGGTGAACTACCTGAGTACGTGGCTGTATCCCCGGAGGAGTACTCAGCCGCTCAAGACTTTGTAGATGAATTAACTATGCGTAAGCTTAACCCGGTACACCCTAACTTTAGCCATACTATTCTAGGGGTGCAGACTGCTAGAGGATTTGTAGAGATAAGAGTAGAGGAGGAAAGCAATGACTAAACTAGTTTCATTCACTGACTTCCATGCACATATATTCGAGGACTATGCTAACCCGGATGATGAATTTGTAAATGACCGATTCCGGGCGCAGATGGAAACCTTACAAAAAGTATTTGATATAGCAAGAGAACACAATGCTCCTCTCTTATTCTGCGGGGATTTATTCCATAAAAGAGCTAAGTTAGATGACGTAGTGTTTACTGCTGTATTCGATATATTCGCAAGTAATGAAGATGTACGAGTTTACATGATTCGAGGCAACCATGATTCCCGTACAAATGCTACAGTAACGCACCATTGGTTAAAACCGTTTAGCCATCTTAAGCATGTTACTGTGATTGATACACCTCGGAAGGTGTTCGTCCCCCATGATGACGGAGACTTCTTTATTTATGGTATTCCTTACTCAGATGATACAGCTTATCTAAAGCAGAAGATTAACGAGTTTGCAGACTATGCCAGTACAGAAGAAGACCCGGGGGTGCTAGCTGCTCATGTTGGAGTAGACGGAAGTGAAACAGGTAAGTACAGTCACCGCTTAGAAGGAGCGTTCAAAGTAGGGGATTTACGTCCAGACGTGTTTACCTATGTAGCCCTAGGTCATTACCATAAACGACAGTTCTTAGGCGGGTTGTATAATACTTTTTACATTGGTAACACAATCCAAACTAGTTTCTCAGATGAAGGTCAGGATAAGGGTGTAATGCTTATTGATCTTGAAAACATTGGAAGACCAGAGTTCATTCCTATTGAGAACAAAAAGTTTATTACTGTCACAGAGATTACAGAAGACGTACAGCAGATTATCAACAACAACTATGTACGATTCATTCTACCAAAAGAACAGGCGCAAGAAGTAGAGATATTCAAAGAGTCTTCTGATAACATCCGTGTAGAAATACAGAGAGAGTATAAAACAGAGACACGTATTGCTATAGATCGTACTTCCTCTGAGGTAGAAGCTGTTGAAGCATACACGAAGGAGTTTTACCCTGAGTCAGCTGCATTGGCTGTAGACATTATTACAGAGGCGTTAAACAATAGATAAACCAGAGGGTTATTCTTTACAGGATAACCCTATTTGTTATTGACAAATTATACAGTCTTTGCTATAATCTAGTTACAGACATAAGTTTAAGGAGGATACAGTAATGAAGATGGAATGGACAGAGCTAATAGCTGAAAACTTTCTTTCTTTCGAAAGAGTGGTGCTGAAGCTAGGGAATAGAGGAATTGTTCTTGTAGAGGGTGAAAACCTGACCAGTAACAAATTTAAGAGTAATGGTTCCGGTAAAAGTTCTTTACTAGAGCCAATGGTATACGCTATCTACGATACAACGTCCAAAGGAATTAAATCGGACGAGGTCATTAATAATAAAGTAGGGAAGAATACAGCGGTTATTCTAAAGGGTAAGCAGGGTAAAGATGAATACCGTATTGAACGGTATCGAAAGCACAAGAAACATAAAAACAAGGTGCTTCTATTTTTGAATGACAAAGAGATTACAGCTAAATCTACAGCAGACACAAATAAAATGATACAAGCTATTGTAGGAATCGATTACAATACATTTGTAAACAGCATTATGTTTTCACAAGGTTCCGGTGCAGGTCGTTTTGCTATCGCAACAGACAAAGAAAAGAAAGAAATTTTAGAAAACCTTGTTAACTTACAGGTATACGCAGATGCACAAGACATTGCAAAAAATAGAGTAAGAGATAAGGTGGCAGAGATTGCTACTAAAGATCGTGAAGAAGAACGTCTTCAGTGGGAACTTTCTCAGGTGGACAACCTAGAACAACAAGACAGACAACGATATGAGAGCACAAAAGCCTCTATCGAAAGAGAAGAACAGGAGTTTGAAAGAGTTAAAGAGGAAATGAACAACTATATCAATACGGCTGGGCAACAGATTCCTGACTTGATTAACCGCGCTGAGAAGCTTAAAGAAGACCGGGAGCTAATGAAGTCTAATGTAACTAATCCTCATGCACAAGCTGTAACTGAGGCAATGAACGCATTAAACGAAATAAGAAGTCAGCAGCGTCAGCTGGAGTACGAGAAGTCACAGCAGATTGAGGATTACAAAAAGTTAATGACCAATACGAACTGCCCTGTATGTGGCTCTGAACTTGATACTAGTCACAGAGACCAAGAGGTAGCTAGAATAAAAGGTAGCCTAAACCAGATTCTTAATAAGATGCAGCCCCTATCAGGTCAATTGAACCACTGGCAAGCCGTTCATGACGAAGCACATATTAGGTACATGCAGGTAAAAGAAGAGCAGGACAACATTGTAAATAACTACAGAGAGCTCTCCAATCAGATTGCTTTACTTGAAAGAGAGCAGCAAACATATAGCAACTACTTAAACAGCTATAAAGCAAAATTAAACACAATTACCGTTACACTTTCTAAGCTCCGAGAAGTTCCTGAGCCAGCTCCTAGGGACGAAGAAAGGAAAGCTATCCAAGAGAAGATAAAAGCCGTGAGAGACGCTAAGCTGAGCTTACATAAGGAGAAGAACCAGCTTGAAGATACAGTTAAAGTATTTTCAAACTCAGGAGTAAAATCACACGTACTTGATCTTATTACTCCATTCCTAAATGAACGAGCTAACAAGTATCTTGGGATGCTATCCGGGTCAGACATGGAACTAAGTTTCTCTACACAGACTCCTAAAAAAGATGGAGAAATGACAGAAAAGTTTGACGTTAAGCTAACCAATGCATCTGGAGGAGACAGCTACAGAGCAAACTCTGAAGGAGAAAAGAAACGTGCAGACCTAGCTATAGCATTAGCTTTACAAGATTTAGTAATGAGTGGGGCTAGAGGAGCTTCTAATGTAGTTGTGTATGATGAAGTATTTGACGCATTAGACAGTGTAGGGGCAGAGAACGTTGTTACTCTACTTAGAGAAAGACAGAAGGAGATTGGTACTATTTTTATCGTCACTCATAACGAAACATTAAAACCACTATTCGAACAAGTAATTACAGTTGTAAAAGATAAAACAGGCGTATCTAAATTAGATGAAGGAGAAGAGATAACATGAAAACAGTCATTAAATCAGACAACCTATTGAGTATTGAAGTCGATACAACTAGAGAGGGGAAGAAAACATTATTCCTACCCGTACAAGATATTCACTACTGGTACCCATTCAACATTAATTTTTACTATAAGTATTCCTCAGCAAAAGAACATTTATACCTAGTGCAGGACAAAGAGTACGAGGGAGAAAATATCTATAGTGTAAGAAGTTTAAAAGCTGCTAAGCCTTTACAGGATAAAGGAGGCACCCCGTTTAACCCAGAAGTGTACAAGCGTAATTTGCTTATCATGAGTAAAGCGCAGTCACTCGGTCTACCAATCATCACGGATGACTATACATTGGAAAAGGTACAGAGAGGATTCAAAACATTTGATAAACTTCTCGGTTTAGTACGAGCAGCTATTCAGCAGAGATACTTAAGAGAGAATGATGAAGCGTGGTTCGTACCAGAGGTTCCTACTAATTCATGGGACATCGAACTGTACGGTCAGGCAACTCCTCAGGAGCTAGCAGTGTTAGAGGAATTTGGAGAAATGTACTCCATGCTAACTTTAATGCGTAAGATCGCAGAAGGGAGATAATTATGCTTAAAAAGGTCTGTAGTAAATGTAAACAAGCAAAGCCTTTAGAGACTGGGTTTTACAATGAAAAGCCCAGTAAAGACGGAAAATCCGGTCACTGTAAAGCCTGTATGGATGCTACCCATAACAAATACATAGAGGAAAACCGAGATAGATGGAACGACTATATTAGAGACCGCTATCTGGAGAACCATAATGTAAACTTTGGGGACGTAGTCTATGGCAGGCTGGCAACGTATGAGAATAGTCTACACTCTATCAAAAAGTATAAATTTAAAATTATGTGGTTCCCCTATAATAGACTAGGTGGACGTGTTATGATAGAGTGGGCTGTAAAAGACAACCCTAAATGGATGCCTCTGCATATACTAGATGAAAAGAAATGTAGAAAGTGTAGGAAGATTCGTAGTGCAGAGAACGGGTTCTACGATGGTCATGTCTGTAAGTCATGTGTACTCAGAAGAGATAAAGAAAGACGACTAGAGGCACAAGGGAAAGATACAACCTATGTAGAGGAGCAGGTTATTCTCCGTTATATCAAAAATAGGCTTAAGCTAAAAAGTTATACAATCGATATAGAGCCTATAAAGACAGAAGAGGAAAAAGGGATTATTCAAGTAACATACTGGAGGTAGGGAAAGATGTTTTTAGACTTAGTTAGACAGGAGCTAGGTGCTAGTAAGAGTACAGCAACACATGATCGATTTTGCTGTCCATTCTGTGACGACTCAAAATATAAGTTTTATGTACACAAAGAGTCAGGGCTATGGTGTTGCTTTAAATGTGACGAGGGGGGAAACCCGGCACAGTTTGTAATGAAACACTATGAAGAGTCTTATGCTGAAGCTATTGATACTTTAATGGTTTATGACTACGATGTTAAAGCACAACAGAATGGATATAGCTTTAGTAAGTTTGACCCGAACTTGACAGAGGAAGAGAAGCTGTTACTGTTTATAAGCTCGGGAGGGAAGGCACCGGAAGAAGATGAGGCAAAAGTAACCTACACATTCCCGGCTGTTCCTACGAACTGTAAAACGCTAGCAGCTAACTTTAACAACCCAGAGGCATATCCATTCTTTGCTTACTTACACGGACGAGGTGTAACACTGGAACAGATTCACCAACATAATATTTCTTATGTTATAAATGGAACAGTGGACTTGATTAGCGTAGATGGCACCCCAAGACAGCTTAACTTGCGGAACCATGTTGTCTTTTATACATTCGATGAAAACCGCAAGCCACTGTACTGGAATACACGAAGTATAGAAAAGAATGCATTTATTAAATCGTTCAATGCACCGAGTAAACCTACAGAGTATTCAAAGAACAATACAATCTTTAACCTGAACAATGTGAAGTATGCAGATAAGATCGTTGTACACGAGGGTGTGTTTAACAGCTTTATGACTCCGGGATGTGGAGTAGCTACTTTCGGTAAGCAGGTTACAGATGAACAGATTCGTGTTTTACTAGAGAAAACACAAGAAAAGAAACAACCTATCTATCTCTATTTAGATACAGATGCATGGGAGCAGATGATTAAGGCAGCTAATAAGATTCACGCTGCAGAACCAAACCGATTAGTCTACTATGTATTCAGCGGTAGCGACCTTGATGCCAACGACCTAGGTATGGAAAAGGTTCAGGAGCTTATTGATAATGCCTTTCTCGCAGATGCAGAAGGCGAGCTAAAACTACTTTTACTAAATTCATAGAAAAGGCTTGACTATATTTTCACTGTATGCTATTATATGGTTATAGACATGAAGGAGGGATAGTGAATGAAATATATTATCTTTAGTGGATACTCAGATGACATAGTCAAGCTGGTACCAGAGTTAGTTCATGATGAACTAAGTTTTACATACTTAGCAGACGATAGTAAAGTCGCTATTATGTACCCAGACAAAGTAGATACACAGAAAGCAGTACTACGATTCAAACAGTACGGGCTGTTACACCACTATGAATTAGAAAAATTGAGCAACATGCAAGAGTTTGAGAACTTTTTAAGAAGACTACATGAGGAGGAGAAACATTGAAAGAGATTGAAGTTTTGTACTTAACACAGGAAGATTTAATTGCACCAACACAAGGGTATGAAGGTGACTTTGCATATGATGTATACGCTAGTGAAGGGCGTTTAATCCCTTATGGCACATTTAAGTCTGTTGTCATTCCAACTAACCTAAAGGTAGCATTTGACCCGTTTGAAGCAGGTATGTTAGCAGCATTACGAAGTGGAGTTGCTTGTAATTCACCGTTAATTATCCCGAACTCACCGGGAATCATCGAAGGTACATACAGAGGAGACATTGGTATCATTGTCCGAAACACGTTTCCAGATAATACACCCTCAGACTTCGTATTTGACGTGAAAGGTAATAGGATTCCTTTAAGCCAAGTACCAAGTCCAGTTAAGAAACAAGCTCGTGAGTTCTTCGAGCAAGAAACAACTATGCTAGGCTACGATTCAGTTGCGGAAGGAAATGGTAAACATTATTTTAAAAAGGTAGTACCTCGTGGGACTGTTTATGTAGCTAAAGGTACTCGTATTGCTCAAATTTTCTTTGCGGACAAGATTAAAGCTAACTTTAAAGGGATTGATAGTTTACCAGATTCTGTTCGTGGAGAAAATGGACGAGGTTCCTCAGGCTTAGATAAAAAGTAAGGAGGGTACTCATGGCTGATAAGGAGAATGAAATCCTAAAGTTTATGGAGAACATAATTTACCTTAGAACTAACAAAGATAAGGAAGGCTTACTTACTCTTATGGAAGAAGGGGAACAAAAGAAAGTGACCCTAGACCAAGTAGGAGATGCCCTTATTCAAATCATCGATGACGTAGCAGGATACACAACAGCTGCAGTTAATGCATCACAACAGTTACAAGAAGCTAGGTTGAAAGCAATTATTGAGGCTTTACCTAGTAGCACACAGGCTTTAGTAAAACACAAATTCGAACAAGCAGAAGACGATCTGCTTACAAGGAGAGAAAATTAATCATGAAAAAACATTACTCACAAGAACCAATCAAAGCTGAACACTTATATGACTTCCTAGACTGTGTAGTTAACCGCAATGTGAAAGACGAGGCAACAGCTAAACGAGTGCAGCGCTTATCAAAATATACAACAACATTAACAGATGTTGCAGTAGTGGTAGAGGCGATGATTACTCCTTACCAACAATACCAAACTCATTTAATCTCTCGTTTACAAGTATTAGAGATTGTAATGCAAAAGTTAGGTGCTACACCTGAAATGTTCCAAGAAGCTGCAGTAGAGTATGACAAGCAGTTGAAAGAAGCTGAAGAGCAACTAAAAGCTGCTACTGAACAGGTAAAAGCTGAGAAGGAAGCTGAAGCTACTTCAAAAGTGGATGAGATCAAAGAAGAAATTGAAACAAACGAAGTGACTGAAAAAGAATGACGGAGCCTACACATGTCCTCTGCCGTGAAACGGTGGAGGATGACTTAGATGTATATAACATTAGAGGCAAATACTATGAGATATACAGCATAACTGAGGATACATACGAAGTTGCTGTGGAGCCGGGGTTAGACATCGATGAAATAATTATCAAAAAAGATGACCCATCTTTTCTTGTAGTATTTAAAAAGGAGGACTAGCATGGGAAAGTACTCGAAAAATAAGGGAAGCGGCTATGAGTTAAAAACAGCTAAGTTTATGTCTGCTTGGTGGGGTGGGAACTTTTCACGAGTTCCTGCTTCAGGCGGACTACACTGGAAAGGTGACCAACGTGTAGCAGGGGACATTATCCCTCCTATCGGTCTAGACTTCCCCTTTGTCATAGAGTGTAAGAAGAGGGAAGAATGGAGTATGGAGCACATTCTCCTAGACATTGGACAACCTAAGGAATGGTGGAGTCAAGTAGTTACAGACGGACGAAGAGTAAACAGAACTCCTCTATTAATCTTTTCTCGTAACCGTGCTAAGGACTTTGTTATGATTCCACACCAAGGTTACATTTATAGACAGATTAAAGACACCTCTCATGAACATTTTAGAACCTCTGTAACTATTAAAAACATTAGAGATGAAGTACAGTCGTTTGATGTAATTGTTACAACCCTAGATACGTTTGCTAAAATTCCTATTGTTGACTTAGTTGAATACGGTAAGACAGTAGCGTGGGACAACTACGCAGACCAATATGAGGAGTGATTAGATGCCTAAAGTAGCTCAAGGTAGACTTAATGTAGGATGGCAGACAGTTATGAGCCTTCTAGCTAGAGGGAGCCACCAATTTGAAGAACGGAATTTTTTACCTAAACTTCCTGAGGGAGTCTATGTACATGCTGTATACAATGAATACACAACAGCTAGTTTTTGCTTTATCCTCAATAGTAAAGAGTCTGTAGAGGGCTGGACTAGTTACGTAGAAGAGGGCGTACAGATTCCTCAATCACCTGCAGCTCTTGACGCAATGCGTAAAGTAGTTGAAACAGATAAGTTACCTGAGAACATTATCAAGACAATGAGTCTACAAAAGCTTATGATGAACCTTAAAAATGATTTCAGAGAAGATGCTGATTCAGGTATCAACCCAGACATGACGATTGAAGAATACTTGAATAATTTATATAACTAAACAGAATAAATAAATTTCCCCTACAATGTAGTTACAGTAAATCTATATATGGGGAAATTTTTAAGTTTTTAGACTGTACAAATACTATATTGTGTGTTACACTGTTATTACAGCAAAAATATTATAACCTAGAGAGGAGATACACAGACATGGCAGAAATGCAAATTGTGAATCGAGGAAACACTATCGAGTTTTATGACCCGAAGAAAGTAGAGGCTTACCTAAACCGTTACGTACCGGAGGGAACAAACGTAAATAGTTTAGTAGGAGCAGTTTCAGAGTTTGTTCAAATTGAGGACAAGGTGACAAGCTTAAAAATCCAACAAGAGCTTTACTCACTCGTAGAGGGTCTTATCTCTGTACATGAGTCATTCTGGCAAGATGTAGCAGGTTGTATCAAATCAGATATTCTTCGTAAAGAAGTATTCAACAACCGCGGGTTTACTAAAGGCTTAAAGAAAGTATTCGAACTAGGAGAAGCTAGTTTCCAGTATACAGACTTCTATAAAACATATACAGACGAAGAAATGGAAGAGCTGCAAGATTACATCGAGAATACTCGTGATTACTATGTAAACCACGCAGGTGTACATATCGCATATGACCGTTACACGACTGTACAGATTCTAAAAGAAGAAGTAAATGGTAAGATGATTACAACAGGAACCAAGAAGATTGAAACTCTTCAAGAGCGATATATGGCTATCTCTATGTTCCTACACATGAATGAACCTAAAGAGAAACGTATTCAGTATGTAAAAGAAGGATACGATGCAATGTCCGGTGTAGAGATTGCAGTAAGTATGACCCCTGCAACGCCTACATTCATGAATGCTGGTCGTCCGAGCGGTAACTTATCAAGCTGCTTCGTAGGTATGGTAGGTGACTCTATCGATGATATCTACCGTGAAGCTGAACAGTTTGCTAAAGTATCTAAGAATGCTGGGGGTTATGGCTTATACTTTGGTAAAGTTCGTTCGTTAGGTTCGAGTATTCGTGAGAAGCCGGGTTTAAGTTCCGGTTCAGTACCATTCATGAAACTATTTGATGTAACAGCAGGTACAGTAGACCAACAGGGTAAGCGAGCTGGAGCTGTTACAATCACTCTAGACATCTGGCACCGTGATTTAAGTGACTTCTTAAAAGCTCCACTTAATAACACAGCCTTGGAGAAGCAGATGCATAAAATCTTCCTAGCAGTGTCTATCCCGGATATCTTTTTCCGTAAGCTACAAAATGAAGAAGACTGGTATCAATTTGACCCTAAAGAAGTATCCGATGTTATGGGATGGTGCTTAGAGGATTGCTATGACGAAACAAAAGAAGGCGGAACATTCTCAGATCGTTATGAGAAATGTGTAGAGGCATACAAAGCAGGTTACCTACAACTAGTAAACATTATTGACCCTTGGGACATTATCGCAGAGATTAATACTACTCGTGTAGAAAAAGGACATCCTTTCTTATTCTTCCGTGATACAGTTAACCGTGATAACCCGAACCAAGGTATGATTTACTGCTCTAACTTATGTACAGAAATCACAATCACTATGTCTCTACCAGAAATCACTACAGAAGTAATCACAGTGAATGGTGAGCAAGTAATCGCTGAGTACATGAAACCGGGAGATACACCAACGTGTAACTTATCTTCTATTAACATGGCTAAGATTGCTAAGATTCGTATGGCTGGTGGAGACTGGAAGAAACATATTGAAGAAACAGTTGAAGTACAGTACCGCATGTTGTCAAACGTAATCTTCCAAAACTCTCACGATGAAATGGAACAAACAAAGCTAAGCTCGTTCCGTAAGCGTGAAGTAGGTCTAGGTGAGATGGGTAACGCTCATGCTCTAGCTATCTCTAAGATTGCTATTGATACGGACAAGGCAAACGATTGGTTAGATGAAGTAAACGAAGAGATTTCTTACTACCTTATCCGTGCTAGTATGAGAAAGGCTAAAGAGACAGGAGATATTGCTCCAGCATTTGCTACTTCTAAGTGGGCAGACGGTAGTTACATTCGTGAGAAGTTCATGATTCATAGTAATGAACCAGAACGCTGGGAAGCTCTTGCCGAGGACGTTAAACGTTATGGTATGTTTTCTACTGTACTACGTGCAACGGCTCCTACAGAAACGATCTCGTATGTTGCTAATACAACAGCAGGTGCAGACCCTATTTTCGGTAAAGAGTACACACTAGAAAAAGCAGGGTTAAAAACAAACATGGTAGCACCTGACATTGATAGCACGAACTTCTTCTACTATAAAGATGCGTTCATTATCAACAAAGAGAAATTCTTAGAAGGTGTAGGACGTAGACAGCGTTGGATTGACCAAGCTTCTTCAACTAACTTATACTACATCAAAGATGATTTAGATGCATTAGACATTTTACAAGACTATATCATTGCTTGGAAGAATGACGTAAAAACACTTTACTACCACCGTGGACAAAGTCTACAAGCTTATGAGGCTGCTTGTGAATCCTGTAGTGGTTAAGTCTTTTACGAGACTATGTACAGGATAGTATGTTATAATGAGTATAGAGGGTAAAACCTCTATACTTTACTTATAACGGAGGAGAATACTATGGAGAATTGGAAAGACATTAAAGGGTACGAGGACTACTATGAGGTCTCTGACTTAGGTAGGGTAAGAAACAAGAAGAGAGGTAACATTCTTAGCCCTAGTACAAACAGTCGAGGGTATAAGCAGCTGGAGCTAGGGTACAACGGGTTTACAAGAGTTCAGTTACATAGATTGGTAATGCGTACTTTCGTGGGTGACAAGCCTTTTGAAGGAGCGGAGATCGATCATGTAGACGGGAATAAGTTAAACAATAGACTGGATAACTTAGAATATGTAACTCATGCGGAAAATCTTAGACGATGGGCATTAAGAGCTAGTGAGCCTTTTGTAGCTGTTTCCCCTGAAGGGGTAGAAAAAGATTACATTGTTCAAGCTGACTTATGTAGAGACTACCCTGAACTAGACTTTAGACACGTTTCTGCCTGCTTACAGGGAAAACTCCCGCAGCATAAAGGATGGAAGTTTTATTATAAAGATGAGAGCAAAAGAAAAACATTTCAGAAGACATATAGAACTAGACCTTTTATTGGTACAGACCCTAACGGGGTTGAGTATGTAGGATACAGTCAGACAGAGTTTGCAGAAGAGCATGGGTTAAAATTTTATGGAGTTAGCAATTGTCTAGTAGGTAAGACCAAAACCCACAAAGGCTGGTCATTCAAATTTAAGGAGGAAGCTAATGACTGAGCAACAACGAATTGAAAAGGCTAGAGAAGCTATTATTGGTATATTCCGAGCATATGAAGTTGAGACAGGCTGTGTAATCTCTGATGAGAAGTACGATCACGTTAGATGGTTGCTATCAGTAGCTAGAGAGGCTAAGGAGGGACAATCTAATGCGAAAGTACTCAGATGTTAAAAAGATGTCAGATGAAGAGCTAAAAGAAGAGTTTGCATCTGTAGCAGAAAGAACGAAGAAGTTAGCAGAGTATGTAGGGAATGTTAACAATGACGATGAAGAAGAAAAATTCAGTTCTGACGTAGCAGGATGCATTGAATCACTCCACGACTTACGCATGGTAATTACCGCTAAATATTTTAAAGTATTAAAATAGGAGGGGTTATATGGATATGTCAGAAGCGCTAAGCTATATGATGCAAGGTCAAGTAGCGTCTGTAGATAATGGAAGCTTTGACTACTACGTAATAGACAGTGCTCATATGATTAAAGGTATGGCAAGCTGTGACCCAGAGCACTATGAAGTTACGAAGGAAGAGCTACAGAAGATTGCACAAGGTAACTGGTACCTAGTCAACTTCCCAACAGAAAAGAGTACAGTTCCTGATCGCATAGAACTTCGTAAGAAAATCCAAAGTATTGCAGAAAATATTGTAGCAGAGATAGACCATGGAGAATGCTTCTACGAATTAGAGGTGATCGGTGATTTCTGCGCTAAGTTAGATGAGCTAAAGGAACTATCAATCGAGCATTATAATCAAAATAAAAATTGTTAAACTACCAAACAGGGACTTGATTTTATATCTTGTCCCTGTTATAATAGGTACTGTAACATACAGAGATGTTAGAGGGGAGCAGTACAATGGACAAGTGGGAGAGGAAGACAGGTTACAAGATGGCTAGTGACCGGGATGTAGGATATAGGGGCACCAAGTTCGATAAGAA